ATGCCCGATAACACCACACTGACCACCGGCTTTTCGAGATATCTGCTCTTAGAGCGGGGGCTTTCTTCTCATACCGTCAAGGGATACCTTGTAGACGTGGGGCACCTGCTCGATTTCGCGGCATCACGGGGAATCCAAGTTGAACAAATAACGCGTGAAGACATCCATGAACTGCTGTGCGAACTGCACGACCTCGGCATATCTCCGCGCTCACAGGCACGGCTCATTGCCGGGATAAGAAGTTTCTTCAAGTATCTCCGCATGGAGCGTTACATAGACAATGACCCTTCGGAACTGATTGAGTCGCCAAAGATCGGGCGTTCGCTACCCGACGTACTGACCACAGAAGAGATTGATGACATGATCAAGGCTTTGCCCGCCGACAAACCGGAGACACCACGCAACCACGCCATAATCGAGACTCTGTACGGCAGCGGACTGCGGGTCTCTGAACTTGTCGGGCTTCGGCTGTCGCACATATCGTTCGACGACGGCTACATGATAGTCGAGGGTAAGGGAGACAAACAACGTATAGTGCCGCTTTCGCCGGTAGCCGTTGAGCTGATACAGGAATATCTGCCCATACGCAATGCCGGACCGATAAAGCGCGAGGGTTCCGACATACTGTTTCTGAACCGACGGGGAGCACCGTTGACCCGGGTCATGGTGTTCTACATAATACGCGACCTTGCTGCGGCCGCCGGCATCATGAAAAAGGTATCGCCCCACACGCTGCGCCATTCATTCGCGACGCACCTGCTCGAAGGGGGAGCCAACCTCCGCGCCATCCAGGAGATGTTAGGCCACGAATCGATAGCCACGACCGAAATCTACCTGCACCTCGACCGCACCCGCCTCCGCACCGAGCTCCTGACCCACCACCCCCACTACCGCAACAAACCCGTCCCCTCCCCCACCGGAGAAAAGACGGGCCTGTAAAAACTTATACTCACCCAGCAATCAGAAAGCCTTCATGGCACCCATTACACGGTACACACACGCGATAGCGGATATAGGAATATCCTGCTCATCATAATCGCGGTTAGTAGGTATAAGCCGGTAATGACCCGGTTGCAGACTGCGCCCCAACCTCTTGATTGTCCGCATTCCATTTGTCGTGATGAAGCCGTACAAGTCTCCGAAAGGGAGAAAAGAAAAATCCTCGATTCGCTGTAAGGCTATTATATCTCCGTTATTTATCTCCGGTTCCATCGAATGCCCCGACGCATTGCACCAAAGGGTCGCCTTGTCATAACCTGGCATACGGATAAGATACTCCGGATTTGCCGCCCCGGGCCCATCAATCTCATTGAAGCCCAACAAGAAATCCACGTCATAATAAGGAACTCCGTCGGTAAGACTTTTAATGGGTGTGGACATATCGTCCGGAGCCGTCCGCAACATGCCTCCCTCACCCGTCAGGAGCCATTGATCATTGAGCTGCGGAAAAGCATCAAGAATATTTTTTAATTTTGTCGGGGATGGCTCACATCTCAACTGACGCATATAGCCCACCGACAATCCGGCCTTGCGTTCAAAGGCGTTGACACTGATTCCCGACGCCTTGATAAATTTCACAAGCCGTTCCTTTACAGATTCTTCCAACATATCATAAATCATTTATAGAGGCATCATAAAACCGGCGAACATGAATATAGGATTGACAGTTGACCAGTTTTCATACCTTTCTTTGATGAAGTCCGTTTTTGCAAAGCTATACCCACACAATCACCTACAAACGCGTATGTCAAAACACCCTTTTCATCAGTATAGGTGGCATTTTCCAAATGTGGATACTTACGTTTGAACTTCACTAACAGGTCTGCATACAAATCCTCCATTGCCTTGGGTGTCATCTCATCAATTGAGATGTTGATTGATGCTACCTGACCTGTTGTAATATAATCCGTAACCATGACATAAGCATTATGCCCGGCGAAATCGCCTTCAAACAAAACGCTTGTTTCATCCTCGCCGACATACTCGTACCCCCGATCAGCCACAAGATCATAAATTGTTTTGGCTTCAACGCCACACAAATCCACTCCCATGAACTCGACGTTCTGCGCCCTGACCTGAAACGATATCAATGTAAATATCGCCACCAAACAAATTTTGACAACATTAATCATAACTATTCACGTATCACCTAAAGCACGCACGACTATAAATCATCCGTACCTATTCCTTGCTTATTTTCAGTTCCTTTATCAATTTCTTTTGAGTTACCATATGTTATGAGCAACACTCCATTCCCTGCGTTCTTATCGGTAACAACAAAAGATATGAATCCCCCACCTCCTGCCAGCATGTGTTGTTCTCGCTCATATGGGTCAAACAAAATAAACTTGTTAAACTCGGGATACATATCTAAATAATCCTTGTACAAATATGTATATAAATCACTCACTTCACTAAGTGGCATATTTTGATATTCCAAAGTCAAGAATTCAATCTGCACAGGGTCATAACCTCGATGAACATAAATGAGTGCATCGTATCCGTAACTTTTTCCTGAAAACGCACAGTAACTTTCTGTAGTTTCCACCAACTCAAACCCGTCCTTTTGTATCTTATCGATGAGCTTTTCGTAATTCGGTCCACAAATATCGATACCGGCGAATTTAATACTCTCCTCGGCTTTAACTTGGAAACAGCAGATTCCCGACAAACAGAGAACCAATAAAGCTACGATCTTTCTTATCTCCATCTTCCTCAAACAATTAAAAGTATGTTTAACTGAAAAATACCCGTAAAACAAATAGTAAATAATCTGAACCATTTGAGAATTCAATACTTGTGATTAATCAAGAATATCCTCAGATGCTCAAACGCCGCAACCACCTAATTTACAGAGATATTTTTACACAAATAAATCATATTAACATTTATTAACAGATATTTATCTTAAAATATTTGCTTATCTAAGATAATTATCTTAACTTTGCAGCCGTAAAACTAATCCTCTTCTGTACGGCGGAGCGGGAGATGACAGAACGACAAGTTCTTTCTGACATCTCTCCGGAGACAAAGATAGTCGTTTTATCCCGCTCCGCCAAATTTTTGAGCAAGTTTTGCAATTTTATTTACAACAAAAGGATTTGTGACTATATACTAAAAGATTATGACTATGCCTAAATCATCGCTCAGTGCGGGAGTAGTATTCTGCTCCGCATTGGCAGAAAGCCGGGATGTTACCGACCTCGTCGGATCTGTCATCCCTGCAATCGGGGAAAATCAGGACCAGCCACTACCTTACATTTCTTTCAGAAGAATCAAACTGGAAGCTACTCCTCAGAAAAGCGGCCAACCGGGAGCAGACATCATTCAGGAGGAACTGCTATGCTGCACGGACAACTACGAGGAGGGAATAAAAATCGCAGAGGCAGTACGCGCAGCCCTCGATTTCCAAAGCTATGAGTCTGACGGACTGAAGATGAGAGCCTGCTGGCTTGCTGATTCTGAAGAAATCAGAAAAAACGGAATCTACATACAACGCATGATTTTCAATGCGAAATTTTAATAACCTTTTAAATTAGTTTCTTTTATGGCAACTACAACAAAAACTGGCTACTGCAACGGTAGCGACATGATGGTCTACGTAAACGGTAAAGCTGTCGGCCATTGCACATCCCACACCACAACAATGACAAGCGAGACTAAGGATCGGGCCGTCAAACCGGTAGCATCCGCTTCAATCTCCGCCGGTCTCTGGAAAGGAAAGGGCATCACCGGTCTCAGCATCTCAATCTCGGCCGAAGGTCTTGTGTTCTACGGCGAAAGCGAGGCAGGTTACAAATCTCTTCTCGCAGCATGGAAAAGCGGCAAGAGCGTGGAGGTAAAGTGCATGGAACGCGAAAACAGCGACAAGCCCTATATGAAAGGACAGTTCGTCATCGCATCGCTTGAACGAACAGACCCGGCACAGGATGACGCCACCTACACCGTCAGTCTGGAGAATGATGGCGAACCGGAGATAATCGACGAGACGGCAATCACCGAGACTCCGCAGACCACCGTGTAAACAAAACAGAAACTCACAGCTATCTTACGATGAAAAAAATCGAGATTACAGTGAACGGAACAGCATACCCCTGTGGACCTACCATGGGGGCTATGCTCCGGTTCAAACAGGAAACAGGGAAAGAAACAACCCAGATTGACCCCACAAGTGTAAGCGACCTGTTCACCTACCTATGGTGTTGCGTGATGTCTGCATCCAAAAGGGAGGGGAAGGACTTCGACATGCCTCTCATGGAATTCGCGGACCTTGTGACCCCGGCAGAGATGGAGGAATGGACACGGTCAATAACAAAGACCGTCGAAACAGCAGAAGACACCGACGGTGAAAAAAAAAGACCACAGGCATCTTAGACCTTCTTGGCATTGCCGTAGGATGCATCGGCCTTTCGACCGATGAGTTCCTCCGGTTGTATTTCGACGAATTCGAAAGTATCTGCAAATCCTGGACCGAGATGAGGGAACAGCAGGAACATGCGGAATGGGAAAGGGCGCGGACTTTGGCTGCAATCATAATACAACCGCACTTGAAAAAGAAAGTCACGCCCCGGCAATTGCTCCCGCTGCCTTGGGACAGAAAGAACACCGGCTTACCATCCGCCCCGGATGCACCGATACTCACCGCCGACGAGCGACGCCGCCGCTTCGAGGAAGTGGCACGTCGCCTCGGCGATGAGATCATTTGAGAAGCCTTAGAATCACAATAACTGATCAGAAGTACACAATGGCAAATAAAAACATAATATCAATAGGATTAAAAATAGACCAGGGAACGGATGGGTTTGCTAATCTGACCATAGATGCCGGCAACTTTCATGAATTAATGAAAGCCATCGTTCAGGATGTAAAGGAGTTCAGCAACCATGTCGACGGCTTCACTGCCCTTGCGGACAACATCGGCAGCCGATACATTGAGCACGCTTCAGGAAGCGATGCGCGAACTGACCGACGCCCACGCGGCTCAAACTGAGGCGGAAACCCAGCTGAGCGTCAATATGCGCAACACCATGAACGCACGCGAAGAGGACATCCAGAGCATAAAAGCTCTCTGCGCGGCGCAGCAGGAACTGGGCGTGATCGGCGACGAGATCCAGCTTGCGGGAGCACAGGTACTCGCGACATATCTCAGCGAGAAGCAAAGTCTTGAGGCACTTATCCCGGTAATGAATGATGTGCTCGCCCAACAGAACGGACTCAACGCAACTCAGGAAAACGCGGCTGCTACAGCGGCCATGTTGGGCAGCGTGATGAATGGAGAGACCGAAGCATTAAGCAACTGCGGCTACAAGTTTGACGAGACTCAGGAGAAGGTTCTGAAATTCGGTACTGAATCCCAACGTGCGGCCGTATTGGTAGATGTCATATCATCATCTGTGGGAGGCATGAACGAGGCACTGGCCCAGACCGATGACGGTAAGCAGAAACAGCTGGAGAATACAATCATCGACCTTAAGGAGGAATTAGGTGGCATAGCTGTGCAAGCCATGCCCATATTGACCATTGCAGCCAACTCCGTTATCGCCATAGGGGGAATAATGAAACTGGCAGAAGGTGTAAGAACTGCCGTCACCGCGCTCGCGGCTTTCAACCTGCAACAAAAAGCGATGGCGGTCTATGCTGCCGTGTCATCTTCAATCAGCAAGATTGCTCAGGCTTTCAGAATCTATTCAGCGGCGGCAGCGGGCAGCGCAGCCTCCACTCTGGCATTTCAGGTCGCGCTCAAGGGACTTCTGATTTCAACCGGAATCGGGGCGGCGATTGTTGCCCTTACAACTGTCATAAGTTATTTTGTTGGGCGCAGTGACGAGGCGACCGAATCGACAAACAGGCTACTCGATGCCGAGGAGCTTGCCAAGCAACGTGCGGAACAACTTGAACAGGCGCGACAGCAGGAAGCATCGACGTTGGCCACCAACCGCGCCGCACTTGAGATCAACATAGCCACTCTCAAAGAGTTCAACGGCACAAAAGAAGAGGAGGAGAAACTTGTCAACGAGATGAACAACACCTATGGCGAGACCATGGGCTATTTCTCCAGTGTATCCGACTGGTATGACGCTCTGATTGCCAACAGCGAAGCCTATTGCGAACAATTGGTATTGGAAGCCCGCGCACGATTATTGGCAAACCAGTTAGCTCAAGTTGAACAAGACAGATATAACCTGCTATACAATTCTAACGGCACCCCTAGAAAATATAGTACAAAAAACAAAGATGGGGTTTCAGGAACTTCTGATTATGATAAATTCAAATCAAATTTGAGTCAAAATAACCGAGACAAACAAAATTTGGGAAACCAAATGTCTTCAGTTATTAAAAAGATGGGGGCTATTAAAATGCCTGTACAGGGTGCCAAGACTCGTCCGACAACTGCTCCTGCTCCAACTCCAACTCCAACTCACAAAAAGCAGACAAAGTCTCAGCCAACGACCGTCGAGAAGCCTACATACAAAGAGAATGCGCAAAGCATCAAGGAGATGCGCGACAACATTTCGACTCTCTCCGAAGAACGTCAGACCGTGACAAATGACGACAGACTTGCTGAAATCAACAATGAAATCAAGAAATGGCAGGAACTTATTGCCACCCGCGAAAGATATGGCGTAGAGCAAAAGACAGAAGGTCCTGTATTCAAGGAGGATGCCGCCACCCTCAAAGAGATGGAGGAGAATGTGGCATCATTAAGAAACGATCTTCAAGGATGCTCCGATATCGGGAAAGCTATCGACATAAACAAGCAGATTGATGAATGGACAAAAAAAGCTGATGCCCTGCGCAATGCCGGAAAAACAACCGAGGACACTTCCTCTCCAAAGCTCAACCCTCAAGCCAAAAGCATCAAGGAGATAGAGGAGAATGTAGCAGCCTTGAACAATGAACTCCAAAACTGCACCGACATCAACACAGCGGCGGGACTCAATGAGCAGATAGCCTATTGGAATGATCTTGCCGAATCCATGAGGAATGCCGGAACCGAAAGCGTTGATGCCTTTGACACATTCAAAAATGGATACAACTCCATGAAGGGCATTGGTGATGGTGTATTAAGCATTACGGAAGCACTGGAAGGAAACGGGACGGCTTGGGAAACCCTCACATCGATTATTGATGGATTCATCCAGATTTACGAGGGCGTACAATCGATTGTCGAAATAATCAACATGCTGACCACCGCCACAGGATTTCATTCACTTGTCGCCAAGAACGATGCCAACAGCACAAAAAATCAGACCCAGCAGACAATGGAGCATACATCTGCCACAGTGGCTGATACCCTTGCCACCACAGCCCAACTACCGGTAGATGAAGCAAAAGCTATTACAGGAGCAACCAAAAGTGGCGCGGAACTCGGATTCCCCCAAAATATCATTGCCATTGCTGCCGGCGTTGCAGCAGTTATCGCAGCAATTGCGATGATCGGCAGTTTTGCTAATGGAGGTATAGTAGGAGGCAATTCACCTACCGGAGACAAGTTGTTAGCCCGGGTCAACAGTGGAGAAATGATTCTGAACAAAGAGCAGCAGAGCAACTTGTTCTCTTTGCTCAACAACCCACTTAACGTTTTAGGCAACAGAGCGCTCATCACCCCTTTCGCACAAGGAGGAATACTCTCAGGACCAACACTCGGACTACTCGGAGAATATGCCGGAGCGTCACATAATCCGGAGGTGGTGGCTCCACTCGACAAACTGCGGCATCTGATTGAACCAGCCGGACAACCGGTAATAGTGGGAGGCACACTGCGTGCTCACGGACGAGACCTCGTTTGCGTGCTTGCCAACGAAACCCGTATAGCCAGCAAATCTGGCCAAAGAACAGATATAAAACTTTAACTGACCAACTTATAATTCATATGTATTATACAGGAAGTTTTTTGACTCAGACAGGAGAGTCTGTCTCGGTCAACATCTTGACAAGAGGTGTCGCTTCGCCGAAAGTCGAGATCAATGCCGATGGAGGAAACATATTTTTCACCGACGACCCGGTTGAAATTACCAGCCGGGGAAATGGACCGTTTGACCACATCCTCCGTCAAAGCGCGACAATACATCTCCTTACAAGAGAGCTTATAACCGACTTTTTCTGCACATCCTGCATGGATGCTGTGGTAAATATATTCAAAGGAGACCGGTGCATCTTTGCCGGTTTCATAGAACCACAGGCATATTCGCAAGACTACAACGAGACTTTCGATGAACTGGAATTATCGTGCATCGATGCTCTCTCGGCGTTGCAATATGCCAAATATAGTGACATAGGGAAACTCGGTGTGGTCTACAACTCTGTCAAAGTCAACGCCGGACAGAGAACATTCGCGGACATCACAACCGATATATTCACAGATATATTCACACGTCTGAATCTTGCAGACACCGGTAAAATACGCCTACTGTATGACGGAAGCAAAGCTCTTGACAAATCTGCAGACCGTTACGGAATATTATCTCAGATATCAGTATCGGAGCTCCTGTTTCTTGGAGATGATGAAGATGATGTATGGGAAAAGGATAAAGTGCTTGAGGCACTTCTGAAATATCTGAACCTCCACATCATTCAGGATGGTCTCGACTTCTACATTTTCTCATGGGAAACACTGAAAGCCGGGAAACCCTGCTCATGGAAAAATCTGACAGACGGTTCCACAATGACAACAACGCCCGCGCATATCGCCATATCCCTGGACAATACAGCCGCCTCCGACACTACCATCAGCATCGGGGAAGTATTCAATCAGATTCAACTGACATGCAATATCGAGGATGTCGATACAATCATCGAAAGTCCTCTCGACGAGGAACATCTGTCTTCTCCATACAAGAACAGACAACGATATATGTCAGAACTTTCATCTGACGGAGAGGGCATAAAAGCGTTCAGATCCTTCAATGAGATGGTACATGCTACCATGAATCCGGGAGAACCACATATACCTTCATTTGAAGATGCTGCCGTAACGGATTGGTATATTCAAGTCATGAATCATTCATCATGGATATTCCGGGAACCGGGAACCGGAGATGACCTGATATCAAAGTACTGCAAAGAGGGAATCTCACAGGAAGTTTTACCGAATCTCTTCGGGGAATACGGATATACAGGTATTTTCTCTTTGGGGAAAGTAGAGTATAAGCTCAACCGTCAGGATAATTCCCCGATTGACAAACTTAGCATGGACAACTATATGATAATAAGTATAGATGGTAATTGCAACACGGATCAGACAAAATCCTACCCCAATGAGAATACAATCAAGAGGAATATCCCGTTGGCAGTCTACAATGGGCATTCTCCGGGTACCTGTTATTCTCCGGAAGACCCTGACACTACTAATTATATTGTGCTGTCAGGAAAAATCATTCTCAATCCATTCATGCAATTTACAGCGGATTATCCGACGCTCTTCAACGCCCCTGAAGAAGATTGGATATTTAATGGAGACAGCCGGTTCTGGCATAAAACGGTAGATAGCCGGAACAATGAGGACGGACGATACTATACACAAAAATATTATACCGGCAACGGCCTGTATCCAGCCATGTCAACAAAAAGAGGTCTTGTTCCATTCACCGGTACCGGACCGGAAATTTATGAGTATAAATATGCCGGAGGAGAAGAAACTGATAAAGTCTCCAAAGTTCCGATGCTTGCATGTATGCTGGTTATCGGAGACAAATGTGTTGTAGAAACCGGCAGCCATGGTCAAATCCAAGATTTCAAGTGGACAAAATTCAAAACACGCGAGGAGTGTGCAGACGATGATGAATATTACACCCAATGCTTCTATATTGGGTTTGACCCTAAGTTAGGAGACTATATTGTCGGGACAGAATTTGATTTCCAGAATAACATCAATTTCAATCTGAACATAAACGCATCCGGTATAGCAATCCCTATAAAGCAGGCGGATATGGTTTCAGGCAGTGTGAAATTTATGATTTTAGGACCGGTGAATTATCTATATGGTCAAGAACTCGGTGATTTGAAGAAAAGTGCGAAATGGTACAGATATACAAGAGATGTTGGTGTACCGGTACTTCCACGACTCGACAACATCATACTCAAAGACTTCAGCGTGAAGTTGTACAGCGACAACGGTTTTATCTCCGACGACGAGGACAATGACCTTATTTATATGAGTGATACCAACGAAACCTTTGTCAACAAAAAAGATGACATAGATTTCGATATAAACAGCGCGCTCACTCAGGAGGAAAGATCTAAACTCGGAATCAAGGCTACCATAAATCTGTCAACCGCTCTCGTCTCTGCAACAGGGCTGGGGCTTCTCTCCATCTACGACCACAACAAGCAGCAACAGGCAAAACCGGAACAACTGTACGTTGACAGCTATTATGCAGAATGCCATGTCCCTCGGATCGAGATGAAACACAAAGTTATTGACAAAGGATCAATCGCTTCCATGCTCAATGTGTTTTCCCATCCCGCTTTGCCCGCGAAGAAATTTTATGTATTGGGTATCAGCCGGAATCTGATGGAAGGTTACGCAGAAATGAACTTAAAAGAGATTGAAAATGATTGAAGTAAAAATACTGAAGAAAAAGAAAGGCAACAGTAACGGCAAGTCCACAGCCTCGGGTGGTTTCGCCACGGGTGCGACCGGAACTTGCAAGGAGGCTGAACATGCCATCAGTGCGGATGTCGCACTCTATGCCGACACTGCCGGAATTGCAAACAACGCCAAAGAGGCGGAGCATGCCAAGGAAGCCGATCATGCTGAAATGGCGCATGACCTCGATTCCGACAGCCCTGTCCGCAACCAGTTTCTTTCAAAAGTCAAAGGCGACCGTACACCCTATCAGCTTGCCGTCGGAGATTTTCTGACCGCCGAGAAAGGCATGTACTTCGGCAAGGAGTTTATATCAGGCCTTGTCGGCGGCATGGGTGGACGCATTGACGGTGAGGGCAACGCCGAACTTGATTCCCTCACCCTGCGCAAGTTCCTCGAAGTTCCGGAGCTTCGCTACAACCGCACCGAGGTCATCGTCGGCAACGAGTGGCAGGCACCGGGCGCGGGCATAGTGGAGAGCTACGAGCATCAGGGCACGACCGATGTCAAT